CTCCTTATCCACGATGCTGGCGGCGTGCTCGAGGTCGAGCAGGCGCTGCTGGAACCGGCGCAGGAAATCGAGCCCGCCGGCCGCAAAGTCGCGGCCCACCGGCACCTCGCCGGGGCGAGCGGGGGGCGGGGTGCTCACCTCATCGACAGCATCGGCGATGGCGGCGTCTAGTTCTTGGTGGAGCGCCGACCACCCTTCGGACCCGGCGAGAGCGGCGATCTCTAGGCGGATGCGCTCGGCTGGGAAACGGCGCTCGGGCACCGCCCGCACGCGGGCGCGCTGCAATGCGGCGATACGATCACGGGCGACGGAGAGCTCGCCGCGCAACTTGGCGGCGGAGTGGAAGTGAAGGCCAAAGAGTTTCATGAGACAGGTGTTTTTAGGTATTTCTGGGTGTTTAGATTATCCCGCCTGCACCCCAACCCTGCCGGTCTGGGCGTTGGTGGTCTTCTGCTCGACCATGAAGCTCAGGTGCTCCATGCGCTTACTCACGAGTTGCTCGAGGTAGGGCAACTGCTGGAGCAACTGCTGGCTCTCGGGCTTGCCCACTTGCGACTGCAACCACTGCATGCGTAGTTGAAAGTTTTGGCCGCTTTCCTTCATGGCCGGCTCAATGTTGCCGACCATGCGGGTCCAGTTGAGCTCTTCGTCCTCGACCTCCTTGGCCGTGACTTGCTCGGTGCCGCGCAAGGCGACATCGGCAAACTCCGGGAAATAATACGACATGAGCCCGCGGGTGATGGGCGCGGTGTCGATCTCGCCATTGCTGTTGGGCAGGAGGAATTTCGAGTAGAGCTCGACCTTGGCCTTCATGCGCTCGGGGTCCAGCGCATCGGTGTTGTAATAGAGGCGTAGGTCATACTCGCCTTGAATCTCGGCCCGCGTGAGGCGGATGCGGGAGGGCTGCCCGCCCACGATGCGCTGGAAGGTCATGTCTTCCTCGTATTGCTGGGCCAGCTTGAGGGTGTGGCGCCACACGTCGGCCTCTTCGGAGCAAAAATCGTCGGCCAGGTCTTGCTCCATGAGCGCGGCGAGCGCCGGGTCTTCGCCGCGCAGGCGGCCAAAGTAGCGCAGGGCGTCGCGCTGGGCCTCGGCCTCTAGCGGCTGGCCCGCAGGAGCGGTGTTGGGCAGGACCATCATGCGGGTGCTGTTCTGCCGGCGCTCACCGACCTCGCCACGGGGTCGCAGGGAAATCGGTAGGCCGATCTCGCGCTCGGGACGGATGACCGGCGGCTGGAGCACGAGATCGGTCTGGTTTACCCGGGCGTCTCGGGTGTGCTTTACCTCGGCCTGCTGCGTCATCACGATCTCGGGCACGCCGCGCGAGGCGATAAGTTGACGGCCGATATTCTCCCGGCGGTGCGCCACGAATGGGTAAAGCCCGTGATCATAGTCGAGCGCCTGATCAATCGCCACGGGCGCATCATCGGACCGGCCGCGCGAGGCCGCCACGACGTGCGGGCTCATCACCGTAAGGTGCTTGCAGGGCACGTCTTGGTCGTCGGCATACGTGTGGTAAACGTAAAACACCTCAACCCGGTCCTGCATCTCTTCCTCCTGGTCGCGGAAGTCTTGGCGGCGGCTGGAGTCCTGTTGATCGGTGCTCACGAGCTCGAGGATGGTGCGGCCTACGGTCTCGACGGCCCGGTCGCAAAAATCCTCATCCCAGCCCTCGCTCACTTGTTTCTCCATGACCTCGGAGGGCGTGAAGGTGCGGCGCCACGCGATCCACGGAGAGCGCTGGAGGTCCTCGGTATTGGTAGGCAGCCACACATCATGCCAGAGCTTCAACGCCTCGCGGCGGGGCTCATTTAGGCGCAGGTAGCGCTGCGGGAGGGAAGCGGTGCCTTCGGTGCCGAGATCGGCGAGGGCCTGGCGGCGTTGCTGGGCGGTGGAGTCGGGAAACATCTGCTCGGCCAGCGCGAGCGCTTGCTCGATGGTGCTGGGATCGGCGGCGGGGTCGAGGGCGGCCAGCACGATGCTGGCGCCTTGGTCGGGTTGGCCGGATTGCGCGGCGGCCAGAGCGGCCTGCTCTAGCGTGGCGCGCTCGAGGGTAACAAACTCGCGGGCGTATTCTTGGTGCCACGTGATGGCGGTAAGGGACTTGCCGTGCATCTGCCGATATTGGGCGGCGAGCTCGCCTTCGCGCTCGTAGTTGCGGCGCAAGCGGGTGTCGCGCAAGTGCTCGAGGTAGAGCTGCACCTTGCCGGCGTCGCGCATATCGCCGCTCTCGGTGCCGCGCACGGTGAGCTTGGCGCGACGCGCGGCGGCCTTCATGACCTTTACATCGTAGTTGATGAGCTCATCGGCGAGGCGGATGCGGGCATCGGAGGCCCCGGGCCACGGGGCGGCCTCGCGACCGTTTACGATATCTGGCTTGCGGCCGTTGTCCTGTTGATCAGTCCACCACGCATAACGGGTGTTTTGATCGCGGGCCATGTTATCAATCTCGGTGGAGGCTAGCGTGGCGGCCTCCTCGAGCGCGGCGGTCATGGCAGTGAGATCGGGCGCACCGGCTGCGGTGCGCAAGGTGCGGGCTTCATTGGCGGTCATGGTAAGGGCAGTGGTATGGTGGTTGATCTAGCAGGAAGAAAAGGAGAGATCGGGCGGCGCGACGGTGCGCACGAGCTTGGCGCGCACCTCCTCGCGGCGGTAGTAAGGCCGGCGACACCCCGGCAAGAACACAGGGTGCAAAGTGCCCCGTATCTGCACCCACTCCTTGCGGTCCAGGCCGGGCACCCACGTCATGATATCACGGGGACGCAACAAAAGGGCATCGGGTTCAGGGCCAAGGGAGATCATAGAGAGTTGGGCAAAGAAGACGATGAATCACGACGATCAGATTTTGCGGCTACAGGCATTTTGCTACATCCAGTCAGCAGACGTGTCTTCATTGCTAGGTCTTCTAAAATCAGTGGCGACGGGCCACAAGATGACTGAAGCCGAAGTTGACGCTGCTTTCTTAAGCGAAAGAAAGAAATTGCTGTATACCCTGCTAGCGTCCCTAGAAAAGACGCAGCCAGAATTAGCAGCAAAGATTCAGTCAGAGATAGATCGTTCATGTCAGATTTTTCCTTTCGATTATGAGTGAAGAAACGAAGCCTAACCAAGTGCTACAGAGAACGGCGATAGGGTTAGGTGGTAAATGGGCGGTGGACTCTCTCATCGGGCGTCAGCCGGAGGCGCGTTGCTCGCGCTCGGTGACCGTGTAGTCGTCGATTTCGTGTAGGAGTAGGTAGCGCAGCAGATCGATGAAATCCTTGCAAGCGCCGTGCTGGCCGTCTTGGCCGGTCCAGTTCTGGAGCGCAAATATGAGGTTCTGGCACTCCCGCGACACAAACAGCCGGGGCTCATTCAACGAGGAGCGCGGTTGCTCGCGGTCGTAGGAGAGGAAATCGTTGACCAGATACGTGCCTTCCTCGATGCGCTTGCCACTCGCGCTCTCAAACTCGGGATCAAACCCGAGGTGCGCACACTCTTCCAGCAGGGTCGTCTGCCCGTCTTGCGTGGCGGTGGGCCGGTTACCATAGCGGCTATCCATGATGCGCGCATAGATATCTTCGCCGCCTTCGGCCTGGCGGGCACGGTGGCGACGGGCGGGACGGCGAGCGGCGGGTCGATCCCACTTATCAAACACAAAATCATCGTCGTTGCCGGTGGCGCCGGTCTCGGCCGGAGCGCGCTTACTCTCGAGGCGGAAGATCTCGTCGCGATACCGTTTATGCCCCCAGCCAAGCGGCACTTGCGCGGGCCCGCGGGCGCCATCGTGCTTTTCGCCCGCCACGGCCCACTCGCCCATGTCGCCGACGCCGGGCACGTAAACCCCCGGGCATGGCCACTCACGATAAATCCACACGCGCAGGCCGATCGGTGCTCGGTCCACCAGCACCCAGATCATCGCCCAATTACGCCCATCGCAGGGGTCACACACGTGGTAGCGCGTGCCTTCGCTCGGCACCTGCGCGGGATCGACGATGTGCACGAGGGAGTTAAAGGCGGGGAATTGCGAGCGGGCGGCTTTCGTCGCCACGCCGTAAAACTTCATCTTCCGGTAATCGGTCGTATCGCTCGCGTGTAGGTTGTAGAGCTCGCGAGCGTTCCCAAAGGGATTATCCCAACAGTGAAAGAAGAATACGCCCGTGCGCCGATCGGTGGGCAGGCGCATACAGCGCGGCACGCGCTCAAAGCGGCGACCGGCGGGCACGGCGGGCTGGCCGCTGCGCTGCGGGTCGAGCCACGCCAGGGGGTCGTCACCGGCGAGAGCGAGCTCGGGCAGCGGGCCCTCACCGTCGGCCGGCAAAGCAAAGGCGACGGCGTCGCGCGTGACCTCGGCGGGATCAAGAAACATCTTCACCGTCGGGCTGTAACCGTGCACCGGCGTGAAGGTGATGAGCAACCAGCCGCCACGGGTCGCCACCCGGGCCTTAAGCTCGCGTATCCACGAGGCGGGGACCAGCTCGTCGCACCAGATGATATCGAGCTCGCCGCCTTGGATCTTCTCGGCCGCCTGCGAGTAGTTGCGAAAACTGCAATCACTGCGATTCGGCAGGACAAAGCGCATGTCGCTAAATCCGGTCTGCTGCTTGTAGGCAATGTATGTCGGATTTCGCTTGATGCCTTTCTCGGGGCGCAGCTCGGCGGGCAGGTATTTGTAAACGAGGGGCTGCTGATATTCGATCGACATGGCCTCGTCCTGGTGAAAGCACCAAGCCCGGCGGGCAGCCCGCCACATGAGGAGCTTATCGACGCGGGAGGCCGCCCACTCACTCTTGCCGCCGCGGTTGCCGCCGTTGAGCAGGAGCACCCTTAGCGCGTCGTCTTGCTTGATAAGGGCGCGGCGCACGGCGACGCACCACGCGACATCGGCCTCCATGGCGGCCCGCTTGGCAAGATCGCGCTCGCGCAAGATCTCGGCGCGCGGGCGGTCGAGCCACGGGAAACCACAGAGGGCGTCGAGGATGCGCCACTGCAACGGCTCGTAGCCGTAGCGGTGCGGATCGGTCGCCATCGCGTGAATCGTCTGCTCGCGCTCATTCAAAAACTCCAGCATGGCCTCCAGCGGGTGAGTGCGCAGCCAAGCCTCATCGGGCAAGGGGGCTACGGGATGCTCGCTCACCTCGAGCACCTGCCACACGGCGGCGTCGAAAGGCTCGCCGGGAGCCAAGAGAGGGGCGTCGAGTTGGGTGCGGTTCATCGCCTGTGCTCCAACGAAGCAACCTTAAGCACGTTAGTGGAGGCACTCATGCGGCACAAACAGCCTTCCGGCGCTCGGCGAGGCGGGGCATACTAATGGTGCTGCGAGGCCGGGCGCGGGACTGGGCAAACTCTGCCGGGTAGCCGAGCGTGACCAACGCCGACTCAAGCTCCGCGGACGTCACCCGATCATCGTGTGGCTCGTCGAGCCACCCCTCAAAGTCCTGGGTAAACTGGCGAGGCGAGGACGAGAGATCCGCGCAATCCCACCACACGATGGCCGCGACGGCAGGGCGAGCGGGCGAAGCGACATCGCTCATGAGGCGGCGCAGCCACTCCGAAACCGGCCGTTTAGGCACGCGCCCCCGGCCACGATTAGCATTATATCCTAGTTCCATAAGTCGTTTTTAGGTTTGGTTGTTACAGATTCTTTGGCGCGCAGACGATTCCCGCGCCGTGATTGATCGTGATAAAACCCGCGCGCACGCGCAGGCGACCGCGCTTGGCACAGAGC